ACTTCAAAATAGACCACAATCAAAAAAAGTGAAAAATAAATTTATAAAGATACTACTCGTTGAAGATGAACTTACATCGATGAGGATATTAAACTCGTTTCTACACCCCATCGGTGAGGTTGATATTGTTGTTAATGGCAATGTGGCTCTTACTGTCGTTAAAAAAGCCCTTGAAAATAATCAACACTATGAATTGATCTTTTTAGATATCATGATGCCTAAGCTTGACGGAATTTCGACCCTGAAAAAAATTAGACAATTAGAAACTCAACATGGAGTGAAAGAACACGCCAAATCTAAGGTAATTATGACTTCAGCAAATACTGACAAGGATGTGATCTTAGAAGCGGCCCAAGCAGATTGCACCAGTTACATGATTAAGCCGATAGATAAAACCCGTCTTTATAATGAAATTCGCAAGCATGGAGTTGATATTCCAGAATAGAACTGATCTTGTCTGTAAAGGATATTGAGTAACTTTATTTTAATATCGGATTACTGTTTTCTCATAAAGCATGTTATTTAAAAATTTTATATGAGGTTAAATTCATGGAAATAGTTTATGTAGGTGATCCCAATCACGTAACTATAACCTGCCCCAAATGCGGATTGAAAAAAAATGCAGATGTAACGAATTTCAAGGATACTCATAAAAGCCTGAAGGCTAAATGCCGATGTGGCGAAGTTTTTCGGGTCGACCTGGAGTTTCGAAAATATTACCGTAAGAAAGTACAGCTTGCTGGTGAATACTTTGTCCAAGAGAAAGACGGAAGAGGAGAAATACTCATCGAAGACATTTCAATGACTGGAATCAGATTTTCAACCCTTAAACCACATAATATTTCCAGAAATGATACAGTTGAATTGAAATTTACCTTAGACAATCCAAAGAAAACGGAAATCCACACACTCGTCAAAATAATATGGATCATCGATCGCAATGTCGGGGCACAGTTCATCGATCAAAATCGATTGAAGCAAGATTTGGTTTTTTATCTAACAACATAATTTGTCCTGGGATAGAAGCGTTTTGACAATAGACTAATTAGAATTTACTTAACCCGACACCAGAAAAATATGATATCACAAATAAAGCCATTGCAGACCATAAACTAACAAAAGTTAAAAAAGCGCGGGTATGAGTTCATTATTAAAGATACAACCATTGCCGAAACAAACTTACTCCAAACATGTTATTTTGATAGCTAGGCGGGGTGCTTCCTTCACCCTATGAAGCGGGTTAGCCCACCGTGCCGAAAACGGGCCTTCTAGCCTCCTTTTTAGGGGGCTTTTTTGTACCCTGTAGGTTGGCATAGGGTAGACCCTTAAATGCCGTTAGAAACGATTACAGTGCGTTTTTTTCGGTACTTATGAGCCTAGATAGATACCATTGCGCCTTTTGGAGTGATTCAACACCGCCCTTTTGCTGATACCGCCATAGGTACTTTATCGCGCACGCTTTGCAATGCCCCGCGAATGCTTCCTTTGACATACTCGCTTCTATCGCGTCGATACACTCGATTTCGCCCTGATAGTGGGCGGGGTGGTTGACCATATCAGTTAGCGGGGTAGGCGCGGAACATTCCTCATTCCCTGCCAAGGCGCTTTTTTCCATGGTAGAAACTGGTCTAGGTTCTATGGCGGGGTGTTTTTTCTGCAATTCTTTCCACTTAGTCATCTTGACCTCCGTATTTCTTGCGTAAGTAATTCAGGCTGACTGGCATTTCATCGAATGCGCCATCATGTACTTCGTGCAACATCCAAATTCCCCGCCATGACAAGTTATTGTGCGGGGTAAGGTAGTCTTCATCGTGCTGGTAGAAGATGCCAGCAAAGATACCCGTCATACGCTGACCATCCGCACGCCTTGCAAAGCTAATAGCCCTATCCTGGACATGGCCTTGCACCGTAGACATATGCATCTTGTTAAGCATTAATGTGGGGTTAGCTACTGGCCTACCCATTATGCCGCTGGTAAAGTAGTGCTGAAAGGCAATGTTATCTATAACGCAACATTCCAAGAAGCCGTATACCTCCCAACCCATCTCTTCTAGCTTTAAGTCGTGGAATCCAATTAGGCCATCTAGCTTGGGGTCTGCATTTGCTGCTCTGGCTATGCGGTTCTCATGGTTCCCAAGGGTGAACACCATGCGCGGGTTCCAGCGTTTATGTTTGTTGGTGACTAGGCGCTGCTGCTCTATGCGGATAGGCTCTAGGAATGCCTCCATTGCTGCAATCCCTGCCTCAATGTCTGCCAAATACCTTCTGCCTTCGTAGCCCTTGGTCCCGACATCAAATGATGACAGAGATTCCATGTCCCAAAAGTCCCCTATCATTACGATAACATCAGGCTTTTTATCTGCCGCGTACTGCCCTGCCCAGCGCAGGTGATCAATGGGATGGCCAGGTTTGACTTGTGTGTCTGGGATAATCAGATGCTTCATATTTTCTCCACAAAAAAAGCGCCACTAAGGGCGCTCTAAATCGTCTTTCGCTACTGCGATAAGCCCACAGACCACGAATGCTATCATATAAATCAACACTTTAACCACCACCCATATTATTTGAGGCAGCATTATAAAGGGTTCAGATATGATCACAAATGCAGTGTTTTTATCCATAACATACCATATTTGATATGGCCCGTTGCCGCCACGGGTGGGCCAGACCCGATCACAGGTCGAGGGAGACCTTGGCTAAAAAGGTATGTCTTCAGTGATTGGTGCAGGGGCAGCGGTAGACTGTGGTGCTGCTCCATCAGTGTAAAATACTTTCACATTCCCCAGAATTGGTAGGAGTTCCTCACCTGCCTCGCGTTCTTCTTTGCTTTGAGACTGGGCTATAAACCCATTGTTCTCGTACTGATCCTGCTGAGCAGTGTTGATAAAGGTTGTCATGTTTAGATACCGAGCCTCAGTGCCATCTTTTTTAGTGACTACAGGGCAGCGGGTTAGGTCTAATTTTTTAAGGTCTAGCGATACTGATACACCTATTTTCATGTTAAGTTCCTCACTTCGGAAATAATTTCTGTTACGGCCAGTATTACCTGTTCGGCCAGCTTGTCGATGAACTCTTGGTCGCGCTCAACACGCACGATAAAGGGTTTCATCTCTGGGTGATAGGACATGAAGTCCCACCAATCACGCTCAGTGATCCACATACAACCCTGAACCTGAGCATAATGTTTAGTAGGGCAGACTCCCTTGTCGCTCCACTTGTCATGGTTACTTGGTGCTGGGCATTTAATCTCTATGCCACCGTCCTCACCTATCAACCCATCAGGACTGCAACCAAACTCACCACTGTTATCCAGTATAAAACCTACTTCCTGCACTTCATTGTCAGTGATCAGGGTGTATAGGTTACGGGCATCAGGCTCCAGCTCATTACCCCTTGTCATCCACTCTGTCACAAATACAGGGGCAGACATGCCAGATATTCTTTCGATAATCATAGCGTTAATGTAGTCATCGGCACTAGCACTTGGCTTGCCATTAGACTTAATTAACTTGTGGAACTGACTGGCGCTAGGTCTTCCTAATCTAGCGTCCAGCCATTCCTGACTACCCTGTTCAGCTTGCAGTATTTGCATCAGCTTTGCGCTTCAGTGCTGACAGTGCCTGATCAAAATGCACCGCCCTCATTTGGTCAACAGTGCTGCACTTGAATACCTGACAGAACTTCTCAACATCTGACTCGGTAATCTCCAGCAGAGACTTGAGTTGTGCTGCTTGCTCACTAGTCACGACAGCATCCTGTACTGCTGCTGGCAAGTCTTCACCGGCATACAGGTAGATGCCTAATCCATGCATGGCGATTGCCTTCACCAAGCATCTCATACGCGCATCAGATATGTCCCTCGCTGTAGGCAACACGATAGCCTTGTTCCGGTTATCCATTACTGGGAGCCACATAGTATGCGTAGCACCTTTGACTGTGACAGACACAGAGACTTCAACTGTATCGCCACACAATGTCATCGGATCGCTAAACGTGTAAGTCGAGTCGGGGTAATGCTCCATCAGCGTTTGCCATGCCCATGCCCATGATAGGTAGGATAGGTTGCCCTTCTTCTCTACATGCTTTGAGCAATCGATAGCTGACAGAGTTTTCCATACGCTCATGACTTCACCTTCCAGATGCGGTAGCCTTTCTTCTCAGCGCGGCCTACAGCCTTGAAGCCTTCACAGATGTCCACATAATAACGGAAGTAATGACCTTCCTTGTGGTCTTTAAGCAGCACAGAGTCGCCATGCCGCATCTTCTTAGCTACAGATTTAGCGTCAAGAACGCCAGGGATTGGGATTTTTTTATCAATTTTCATCGTTATTCTCCTAACATTTGGTTTATTGTTTTGAAAGTGGCACATTCAGCAGCAGCGTATGCGTCACCGTATCCTCGCTCATACTCAGCAGAGTTGTCGAGAGCCTCATAGCCGTGAATGTAGTC